GGATGCGTTACCTGCTGAGATGAATCCAGCTAGTGATTTAACTGGTCCACTAAAAGTCGATTGTGCCATAATTTTTCTCCCGAAAAATAAGTTCTATTATCTTGGCTTGTCTGCTAGGTCAGTTAATAGAACAAGTTAATAAACCCTAGACTTTTGATTGTATATTAGTTTTAGCCAAAAAAAAAGGGAGCCGAAGCTCCCTTAGATAATCAACAGAGATTATGCACCTTGAGATGCAAACACTGCTCTTGGATTTGAAAATCCAAATGAGTATCTTTCTCTAGCTTTGAATCTGACATTGCCAGTATCAAAGTCACCTTCCATAGAAGTTGAAAGAGGTGATCTCTCGAAGTGTTTGAATCCGTCAGGACAATCTGTTAATAAGAACCAAGCATCGGTATCTGTTAAGAAGTTATTTACAGAATAACCCTCTGGTACCATGCCCATGTTCTTAATAGCATTGATGTCATTATCTGATGTGCTCACTCTACCAGGTGTTTGTAGCAATCTATCAACCACGAATTGTAATTGTGGTGGAACGATTAACTTAGTTCCTTGTAAAGCAATAACCATATTTCTGTCATCAACAAAAGTTGAAACTGAAATAAGTGCATCTTCTAATGAAGTCTCATTCAAGTCAGTGTAAGTGCTTGGTCTGTTTGAGAATGTTCCGCCACCTGTTAAAGGGTGAGAATCACTCACTAAAGCAACACCATCTCCTCCAGTGAAGCTTGATGAGAATGCGTTATTAAGCACAGACGCAGCTTTTACTTGCTTTGTGTGTGCCATTGATCTTGCTAAAGCCTTTGTGTATCGGGCTCCTAATCTATCATACAGATTATCTTCGATAGCTTCTTCAGTTAATGCAAATGCTAACGCAATGGTCTCATGTGAGTACCTTGCAGTAAAACCTTCAGACGCTTGGTCAAATGCCACGCTTTGTCCTTCTGATTTTACTTTTGCGTTACCGAAACCTACTATTAAGGTTTCTTCTTCAAATGCTCTATCTGATGCTTCTGTCTCAAATATTTCTGCATGTTGTTGTTCATACCTGTTGTATTCCATGCCAAATAAGGCATTCAACCCAGGCTCTAATTCTTTCGCTAATTGAGCTCTTGAAATAGCCATAATTTATACTCCTTATTAAGCTAGACCTGCACCTTTTATGCCGCAGATATGATTTTGAATAACAACTAAAACGTTTGTATTTGCCGTAGCAACGTCTGAATTTTCAGGATCTCCTGAAATATCAATCGCTTTTAGCGGTAAATTTGTTGAAGTTGCACCTGTTGTGACATCTAACTCAGCTCCTGAAATACCTGTGACGGTACTACCTGAACTTGTGTAAACAATGTCAAAGTTTCCAAACAGATCAGCCACTGGGAAAGTGTCGTCTGCTTGTACCTCGAAGACCACGTTAGGATCATCGATTATAAAAGCAATTATATCTGAAGCATTAGTGCTTGCAGGATAGTAATTACTAAATACTTGTTCGCTTGTAGTCGGATCGGTGTAAGAACATCCATTGAATACTCCAACAACAGGAACTGTGCCACCGTCAGCGTGTACTTCAATACCGCCTCCAGTTACTTGCATTACCATATCTCCTTGGAAGATACTTGTTCCGTAGTTTGCAGCTATTCTATAACGACTTTGTCCACCAGTATAAGGTGAACCACCCATCATTCTTACAGGCTTCATTCCAAAAGCAGCATCTTGATTTGCCATTTTTGTTTCTCCTATAAAATAATTATAATTTCAGAGTTCACAAAGTTATCCTTTGCTACCTCCACCAAAAGTCACCCTTGATTTAATCTCTTTTGAGATTGGCATTGAGGGATTCTCTTCACGCATTAGGTCATTCTCAACAGCAGTCATTTGATTATTGGTTTGTTGTTCAAAAAAGTCATTTCTTTGATCTGCGATTTCTTTATCTATTTTGCACAGTATCAACCCACCAACTCCAATTACTCCTGCGTGACGACCGTCATCGACAGTAGGTAAATCATGGTATCCAGGTAACTCATCTGGTTTAACAACCTCGAATCCTTCACGAAATCTTTTTGAGACATTCGTTTTGTCATCTTGGCCTAATACAGATTCTCTAACCCAACGATAAGAAATACCTTGTGATTTAGCTAATTCTACAGCTTCCTCTGGTAATTCTAACGCTGAAGGCATCTTCCAGGCTTTTGGCCTAGTGTTTGTCTCTCTAGTGTCAGAGTTTCTAGTAGCTCTGTTATCTTCAGTTTTATTATCTATTTCGCTCATGATTTTTGTAACCTCGCTTTTTGTATTGCGTAATCTTTAAATGACACTCCAAGTTTTTTAGCTAGTGCTTGTTCGCTCGGTGTCAACTCGATACGATTTTGTTTGCGTCCAGTCGATGTGTTGCGTGTGGCTGAAGCGACTGTTTGGACGGGTTTTTTGTTCGCTTCCACGTTAAATTTGTGAGGCAAGTTATCTCGCACTCGTTTATCTATCTCACTATAGTATGCATCACTCTCAGTGTCAAAGCCTTCGTTCTCTAATTGTTTGTGAACTGCAAAGGCTACACTGGTTGCAACATCGTCTGTTCCAAACCAAGTATTTCTTTGAGCCCACTCTCTAGCTTTGTCAGAGGGCTGATCATATTCTTCTTGAATAGGCTGTGGCTGTTGATATTGTTGCTGTTTAGCCTGTTCTAAGTAAGCTTGTTCTTGAGCCTCGTATTGTTTTTGCTGTTGTTGATACTGCTCATGTCTAGCCTTATCTGCTGTTGCCATGCTTAAAGCTTCGGTTGCAGTTGCTATGGCTTCTGCATCTCCAGCTTCAGTAGCTTGTTTTAAAGCTTGTTTTGATAATGCTAATTGAGACTCAACTCTAGTTGAAAACTCATCACCGTAATTAGATTGAAAAGCTTTCTGAGAATGTCTTAATTGTTCGTTTTGTTCTCTAAGTTCATTAGCGTATTGAACAGCCATAAGCTCTCTTCTTTGAAACTCTTTAGCTTGTGCTACAGCTTTGTTTATTCTGTTTTGTGCTAATGCTGCTCTTTTTTCTACATCTGATTGATCTTTTACTTTTTCTTCTACTTTAGGTGATGCCTCAAAGTCTTCTTGTATTTCATCTTCAGATACAGGTGCTACATCTTGATTAACCTCTACCTCTACAGGAGTATCCTGTACTTCTTCTTCAACTCTTCTATTTTCAGGAAGTGCTGCTTTTTCTATTTTTTCTTCCGTTATCTCAACGTCTATGTTTTGTGCTTCTTCGCTCATTCTTTACTCCTATAAAGATTTTATGTCATCTGGATCAAGGATTGTTGCAATCACTTCATCATCGTTAATAATACGAACTTCGTTATCATCTTCTAATCTGAAACGAGTTCCTGCGTATCTGCCAATCAAAATCCAATCTCCTTGTTTACACCAAGCAGATCTTGTATCTGGCTGACCAAATTTATTATCTTTATAAGCTAAAGGGCCTACCTTTAAAACGTAGCAGATTACTGTAGCTAAAGCTTCTCTGTCTACGGTTTCTTTAACTAGCTGAATACCGCCGTCAGTTTGACCTTTACCTCTGTATGGCAATACGAGTATCCGCCATCCAACAGGATCAGGCATTCTGTCAAGTAGTGATTTGTCTAGTAGTTTAGGATCTAATACCCTTTCTTCTGATTTTACGAAAGCTTTATCTAGTTCTGAGGACTCTTCTGCTTTCTCTTTTGCAATTTGTTCTTTATGTTTTTCAAATTGTGTTTTTTCTGCGACTTTCTCAACCATCGATGTCATCCATTTGCAGCGTTTCTTTTAAATCTTGTTGTAGGGAGCGAATCGCCGATAACTCTCCCATAACATATTTGTAATCTTCCATTGATTTTATATTGCCACCAGCAATAATGTCAACAGCGTTTCTCTCTCTTTCTCGCAGAGTTTTAAAAAAATACTCTGCTAGTTTAATACCATCCAATTAGCTCTCTCCTAATTTTAACTATACAAGTGTCTTAAACGATCCTATTCCTCTGTCTAAAGACATCATTGGCATTTGTGTTTCTATTTGTGGTAATTGTAAATTTGTTGGTGCCATAGGCATGGGTGTTGCTATAGGCCCAGGCATAGGCATTCTAGGTCTTATGGGCATAGGGCTAGGCATGGGCATAGGCTCAGGTAACATAGGCATTTTTGATGGCATTGGCATTATTGCAGGATCATTAGCCCTAATTATATTTTCCATAGGCATAGGTGGGACATCCTCTCCTAAAGGTTTAGGT